ATACCTTCTAACTTATTATAGATAGATTCATTTGTGGTAAACGTAGCTATTAAGGATGCAGACTGCTCGTACTCACGTTCAGCATTGGTAGATGCTTGCATACGGATTTTTGCTTTACCGTGTGATACCTTGTGGATTAGTTGAGATAATAGCTTAGGGTCTTTATTACCTATTTCATCTACGCCTAGCATTATGTTATGTAGTGCTAGATAACGCCCAGTCATACCGTTGTCAGTAGCTTCAAAAACACTAAGGTCTTTAGGGTTCCCAAATATACTTAATGCCGCATATAGTGCACCTGTCTTAGCACAACCAGACCGACCTAGTAAAGATATAGCTACACCAGCAGTAGATGTATAGCACATTAATGTAGAACCAAACCCGCCTAGCATAACAAACGCGTGTAACTCTAACCCTTCAGTATTTAACCTATTAGCTGACTCTTGCCACCGCTCGTATGTACCATTAGGAGCTATTAGTTTAGATATACCTCTTACATATGGCGATGCCGCACACACTCGTTCACTACCGTCTGATTGTATTTCTTTGTTACCTATAACAAACGACTTAGACCGCCATGCCGCTTCATCTACGCGGTCTTCTGTCCAGCCCATCTGCATACGCATGATGTCTGCTTGTATTTTTTCTACCATGTACTGTCCCCATTTAATTATGTATTGTGTTAAATGATTAATCATTGTTGGGTTATATAGAACACCCTGACTAGCCATAATTGCTTTAAATCTATCCTGTGCATATACGTCTTTCATTGGCAGTAAAAACTCTCTCACTGCGTCATTAGGAAGTAGTAACCTCATAGTGAGGCACTCGCCATCTAACACGCTATATAGCCTTTGTATTGGGTATAAATCATGTGGTATGACAAGCATTGGGTCTTCTGAGTGCGATACTCCGTCTTTGTCTACTTTTGCTGGTGGTACATAATAAATACCTCCATTCTCACCACGTACAAACGGCTTTAAAAATCCCGGAAATATGGGCCTAGTAGCTCTAGCAAGTTCGTCTTTAGTTGGTTCTCTATCTGGTTCTGGTACTGCCTTTAGTTCTCTGGCTAATGATATAGGAGATTTTATGTGCCCTCTATACTTACACCCATCACATACAGAAGGTGCATTATCATTAAACCAATCACAAGTTCGGGGCTTCTCAAATGAGTTAGCTACCTTACAAGTGTCTGCATAATTGTATTCTGGATGGTCTTCTGACATTTTATGAATAGCTGTCGCGCCGTCAGTACACTTAATAGCTATTGTTAATCCACCTGCCCATACGTCTCTTGAAACTGTTTTTGCATTTACTAATATGTTACGTATTTGGTTACAGCCAGTACCATTAAAAGTTCTATTAACTAATTCTGAAAAGTTGTAGGCATAGTTATCTAATTTTAATAATGCCCTAGTGTCATCGTCTAATCCTTTGCTTACTGAAGCAAATATATCTACCTCTAAATCCTCTTGTGATACTCCTAAAAATTCTTTGAATACCTCAAAAGAATACTGATAAATTTTATCAGATAAGAACCCACTAGGTGATGGAGGATTTGTCTTATAATTAAACGTATTAGGGCAACGCATAACACGCGCACCGTCTGCCATAACTGCAGGGTCAGCATACAGCTGACTCATAACAAACTTTTTAAACTTCTCTGCTACAGGTTTGTAATCTTTAAACGGTACAGCCTTTTGAAATAGCCAATACGCATGGATACCAGTTCCTGAATCTACAACTACAGGTGGTGGTAAGCTATTAGTTTCTAAGAACTTACTTAATGCTATTAGCGCATCTTCTTTTGACGCATACCCTTTACCTTCTTCTGCCTTCTCATCACCCACATCTAAGTCTATAAATAATGACCTGTACATGATGCAGTCGTTGGCACTTCTGCTATACCCGTTGTAACTTCCTAGTGCTACAAACGTATTGTGTTCTCTGTTTTTTGATTGTTCAATAAGGTCTAAGACTTCGTCTATAGACTCCGTGAATTTATTTATCATGCCCTTTCTGTCAGTATTAGGGACAATACTGCTGACACAATAAACACCATTTTCTGGTAGTGTTTTAGTGTAAAATTCTCTTAACATAATCTACAGGGACAAAAAAGCGGGGGGCTACCCCGCTTATGTTAGAATATAAAGACTACAGTTGTGGTTCTTCGATACTGCTATCTTCTATTGTTGTATCAGTTAGACTTTCTAAGTAGCTTTTCGCCGCTGTTAAATCTTTGGCTGGTAATATACCACTACTTAGATCAGCTTCTATAATGTTAATTAATAATTTAACAGCTTCCTCGTTTTTATCTCTTAAAGGTTTACCTCTAAACCAACTATAAATAGTCATACGAGACACGCCCATAACAGCTGAAATATACAATGCTGGTATATTTGATTTTATACAAACCTTTGCGAACCGTACTCCAGTCCTATCACTTGTAGATTCTTCAGTTTCTTTTATAAAGTCTACACTATACGATCTTGACATGTTTTTCTCCTATTAAGTTGTAGACCATTTATTAATAATAGATGCTAAGTCGTCTGTTTTAACAGCACTTTGTGCTGGTGTGCTGTCACGTACTACAGGTTCTGCAAAGGCTTGTGGTTCTTCCACTATCTCAACAAAGCCCTGTTGTGCAACAGGCGCCACTACTACAGGTGCAGGTACAGCTAGTGTCTGCATAAACTCAATCTCAGCAGTTTTAGCTGGGTCTTTACGAACGTTAATAGTAACAGCTCTTTCTGCTTCTTTAGTCTTAGCTTGTTCTGAGATGATATCTAAATGCTCTGCTGGTACACCACTTACAGGAGAAAACACAACTTTAGGATAAGTAGCATCTAAGTCAAATTCCATTCTAGTTATGATTCTTCCAGCACTTACATTGTGTGAGGCTAGATGTTGTATGTATGGACGGAAAGGACGTTTACCATTCTTCTCTTCACCAAATGCAGATGTAGCGGCTAGACGTAGTTCCATAATATCACCAGAAGGATCATTAGGTAGTACTACTGCTGTCTTCCAGAATAGACCACACTTAGTTCCTGTGCCGTTAGTACCTGAACCTTTGATACTATGTGGGCATGCTGAACATGTAGCCGCTTGTGGGGTATCTACTGACTCATCAGGAGTATTAGAATCTGTAGACCAGCATAGTGGGCCACTAGTAGTATCACCTTCAACAAATGGTTTATCAAATAACATACGTGATGCTTTGTGAGCCATCTTAACTATGATGATGTTCATATGTCTGTCTTGGATAGTACCTACTTCTTTACCACCATTGTACTTACGAAACACACCACCTTTGATAGAGATGCTTTTAGTACCGTTAGAAGCGCCATTGCCACCAGCAACGGCTAGGGTATCTGCATCTAATCCTGTTTGTATTAGTGAAGGGTTTGATGCTAATATGTTTGCTAATTCATTACTCATTTTAGTTTCCTTATTTTGATGTTGGTTTACGAACAGTTATTCCAAATTCTCTCATTACATTAACACCGGGCGGCAACCCATCATGTTCATTTTCTGAAAGAAACGTTTTAAAATTTCCTTGGTGTATTCTTCGTTCTAGTAAGTCTATTGCTTGATGTTCTAGGACGAAGTCTTTAAAGTTACCCCAATCAGTGCAGGTAAATCTTTCTTTGGTGCTACGTATTACTGTACCAAATGATGTCTTAATACTCTCTGCTTTTGTTGTGTTGCATATGTTTAGCATAGCGTATTCTATTGTACTCATTTCATTCTTTAGAGCCTTATCTGCTATATCAAACTCCGCGCTAAGCTTCTCACGTTCAGTTCTTATTGTCAAATAAATCTTTACTAATTGGTCTAAGTCTAAATCTTCCATTTTAAATTCCTAATTCATGTTTATACAAATCAACTAAGTTACCATGTAGAGTAATCTTACCCTGTAGCATTTCATACATCTTACGTTCTGCTTCTGACCCTTGCATATTTACCACAAGCATTTTGTTCACCTGACCTAGTCTATTAACCCTAGCTACACATTGTAAATATATCTCAACACTCATAACAGGAGACCAAAAAACAGCTACGTTAGCAGATGTTAATGTAATGCCGTGAGCCCCAGCTTGTGGTTGAATTATAAGTACTCTAATGTCTTCAGATGTTTGGAACCTATCAATAGTTACACGTCTTGCATTAGCAGATACGCTACCATCTATCACTGCATTATCTATCCCCTTACTTGTTAAATACTCCCCTACTAACCGTATAGTGTGGCTATAGGGTACGAATACTAATACCTTGTGCGATGCTTCATCTATAATACTTTTTAACTCAGATAGTCTTGGTGATACGTCAAACTCTATTACTTCTTTAGTGTCTGTATATACTGCACCTCCTGATATTTGTAATAACTTAGATAACTTAGCCGCCGCGTTTACTGCTGATATTTCTTCACCAGCCGCTTCTATAAGCATCTCGTTCTTTAGTTCTTTATAATACTTAGCTACCTGTGGTGTTAGTGCCACCTCTCTAGTCTGGTACACTATGTCTGGTAAGTCTAAGCACTCATCTTTAGTGAATCTAATAGCTGGTTGTAATGCTTTAAATACTTCCTGAGTTGCTGTATCCTTTGGAACCCACTTAAACTGAGTAGCACGGTGCATTACTTTATCTCTCCATGCGTTAAAGTATCTAGGCACTTTATCTGGAGAAACGAGTTTAGCTAACCCAAAAGCGTCTACAGGCGATTGCGATGCAGGCGTTCCTGTAAGCATCCATAGTCTAGTATCTGGAGTAAGTAGTTTTTGTAAAGACTTCCATCGTTTAGTGGATGCAGTTTTAAATGCTGATGCCTCGTCTGCTACTATCAAGTCAAACTTAGCCCCTTTAAGCGCATCACCTACTGATGTTAGCCCATCAAAGTTTATAATTACAAACTCATACTCACCATCTATTATCTTTATACGTTTTTGTGCTGAGCCATAAGCTACTGCCGCTGTACGGTGCATAGCCGTACTAAATACATCCGCCAACCATGCTGAGTACATAATAGATAGTGGGCATACAACTAAGACTCTTTTAATTAATCCTTTATTCATTAGATAATCTGCCGCCCATATAACACTAGCAGTCTTACCTGTACCCGCTTCATTAAAACAAAAGGATCGTTTCCTTAATGATAAAAACTCAGCAGTTGTTTTCTGATGGCTGAATGGTGTAAATAATCCTGGCCATTTATATTCTTTAGTGATAGGAGATAATAGTTTTAGTTCGCTATCTACCTCTGCAACGTGTTGCATCTCATGTATTTCCCAAGCTACTACTAGCTTAGCACTATATCCATCATCATATATGACTTCACTTTTCTCTAAGTATTCTGTTATTTTCTTGGCTTTATTACTTGCTATATCAAAAATTATAGCCTTATCATCGTGTACTACTTGCATATAGAACCTATATTGTAGGGATAAGAAAACCCCTTACGGGGGTCAGTCGTATACGTAGTAATACGAAGTACTACTTTTTACGTTCTTTTTTACTAGTCTCAGACGTTAAGCCACCTTTACTGTTACGTGAGAATGAGCGATTTTTAGTAGCTGACTCAATACGTACTCCATCTTTATTAGAGCCACCTTTAGATAAAGCTTTTACGTGGGCAATATCTTTACCTTCACGTTTATCAGCCTCTCCGTTCTTGTTCTTATCTGCACCTGTCTTATCCATAGCACGTCTAGCACGTTGCCTTTCCATACGGTTAGCCAATTCACCTCTAGCTACTTGCTGTTTATACTCTTTTTCATACGGACGATCTTCTTTGTTTTTGTAAGCCATTATCTTTCTCTATAAAAATTACACTTAGTAACACAGCACCAACCACACAACGGCGTAGGATTAGTCTGCCATATATTTCTTTCATACGACATGGATAACCTAGCTAAGTCAGTTGCAAATGCACCCCATAACTTTGGTATGTCACCTCTATTATACTCTTCTGTCATAAAGCTATTGTGTAATAAAAATAATAGCCCACCTTTTACTACCTTTACTTCTGGAAAGTGTGCAAACACCATAAGTGCCATTAACTTTAACTGCTTAGGGTCTGGATATTTATTACTTCCAGTCTTGTAGTCTACTACGTAAGCCATACTCTCATCTTTAGATACGATTAGTAAATCTGCTATACCCCTAACCCATCTTTCTTCAGAGTCAAAAGCTATTGGGTATTTGTCTGGGCATAGAGCCATTTCAAACTCAGTGTACTTAGTACCCTCAATAGCTATTAGTTCATCTACTACATTCTTAAATCTTACGTAGTTAAGCACTAATGGTGTGCCATTTTTAACGTAGTTTTCTAAAGCTTTATGTACTTCTAAGCCATACTTCATCTGCTCAGACTCAGACTGTGTGTAGTTCTTTAAAATCTTTACTTCCTGATATTGCTTAGGGCAATTCACGTATTGCTTCAGTGCTGAGAAAGACCAAGTATAGCTCATATAAATCCTTATTTGATTAACGTATAGTATAACATATCTTTAGCAATCACCATAGCTTTTTCCATAGCCCGCTTCACATGCAATAGGTAGGCCTTTAGCCCACGCTGGTGGTACTGACATAACCCCAATTATAAACTCTAAAGCCTCTTCTAACTCAGACTCTTTTACTACACAGACAGCGGCATCATGTACAGTTAAGCCCACTCTATAGCGTTCGTTTATTATAATCATCTGTTCACCTACGATAATCCTAGCTAATGCTTGAACCACGTTTTCTACTAATGCCCCACCCCATAGAGACTTCATGCCAGCCCTAGACTTATAGGTATAAAAGCTCTTAGCTTCTTCTGTATTTAGGTGTAGCTGTGGGTAGCGTATATATAACCCATTAGGTAGTTGTATACCTTCTTTAGTTACTAATAGGCACTTATGCTCACCATAATAGTAAGGGTCTTTACTCTCGTCTTTATTAGTGACAAAGTTAAACTGTTTCCAGTTGGCTAAGTCTTTTATAACATCATCCCCTTCTTTCCATAGGTCTGTAATTTTATTATTAACTGATCTATATAGCTTGACAATATCTTTGCACTTGTCATCGTCTAAGTCTGCTCCGGGGGGTTGCGTCTTTAGTGTGTGCTGTAACTTAGCCGAACCTGTACCATAACCTAATCCTAAAACGCAAGTCTTTCCTACAAATCGTTCAGTGGGGTCAGCCTTACTAATAGTTCTATCATAAATCTTTGACGCAAAAACAGAGTATACGTCTTCGTTATTAGCAAACTGTTCTGTTACATCGTCCTGTCCAGCTAACCATGCTAGTACCCTAGCCTCAATCTGTGAGGAGTCACAGTTAATTACTACATACCCATCATCTGCAATGATAGAGTTCTTAAGGGCTTTCTTTTTCTTATCACGGCTAGGTAAGTTCTGAGCGTTAATAGAGTCTTGCCCTGACCATCTACCTGTGTGTGCGCCGTAGTACTTTAGTGGAATAGGTAGGTTTCCTTTATTACGTTTGCCAATGCCTATGAATCTCTCTAGTCGTGACTCTTCAATCGTAGACTTAGTACCTAACCTTACTGCACATAACTGCTGAATGAATGGGTCTTCACTCTCTGATAGTTCTATAAACCCAAGATCGTTCTTTGCTAATGCTGGTATTAACTTACCCTTAGCGTTCTCTTTCATCGGTACTACTGCACCAAAGTCCTCTAACAATTTACCAAACTTAATACTACTAGCTAATATCTTACGTACGTCTTCTTCTGATTCACACTCTAGTTTACTCTGTAACGCACTAAGCATCTCTTGCTTTTCTCTCTGCACTTCTTCTAAGCGTTCAACTAATATTCCATCGTCTACCTTTAACATAGGGTGAGTGAACATTCGCAAAGTCATATCAATTAGACTAAGTTCTGTGTGAGGAAAGTCAGCTATAAGTATTTTAAATAAACTATAAGTAAGCTCTACATCGTTCTTACAATACTCTCCATACTGCGCTAAGTCTTTCTCACTAAACTCTTCTAAGCGTTTATCTTTAGCATCTATAACTTCTGTGCCTTTAACACCAAGATTATATTTAATCGCTAATGATGCTAATGAGCCTCCTACGTCTATACCATGATAAGCCCTAGCCATACTAAGTGTATCTATATACAAATTAGGTTCTATATCTAGCACCCACTTAAGGATAGCGCCGTCAAACATAGTGTTATGGCATACCAGCATAGCATTAGCCCAGTCGTACTTAGCAAGCTGTTGCTTCAGTTGGTTCTCAGTGCCAGTGTGCCACTCAGTGTCATGGTTATCTACCTTAATACCCACTCCAATTATCTGGAACATGTCTGACTTAATATATTCCTCAGTGGTAAGTTTTCTTAGTGTGTAGTTCTGAGCCCAGTAAGTTTCAAAGTCTAATGTGATTATCATACGTAACCTAGTGAGTGGGCTATCCATACTGTATTAGTAACAATTAAACCTACAAACATAAATCTAAAAGCCCTAAATAATGTAACGAGCCTTCCTGCGCTATCTAAGATAATCATACGTACGTCTTTTTCCTCTTCCTCTATATGATCGAGCAAGTTTAATAAATGATAAATAATTACATTAGTAGGTACTCTGATAGGGTCACTAACTTTCATCGTCTACTCCAAATATAATAGGTGCAATCTCTTGCAGTTGTCGTTCAATTTCTAATGCTACTTCACGTACTTCTGTTTGTGCTGACTTAGATGATCTTAGTTTAATAAAGTCTCTCCACGCTTGGTAGTTACCTGTTGCGTATAACTCTGTCTCTTGTCCTTGTGGTAGGAGGTAACGAGCGTCTTGCTTAGACACACCTTTAGCACGTAGGTCTTTATAAAGAGCTTTACTAAATGTTGTATAGGCTTCTAAAAGATCATCGTGTTCTATAAGTGCTTTTGGTATTAAAATTAAAGCTTCACTCTCATCACAATACCTAGAACTTCTTACTAGATAATCTAAGTGTTTACTACGTGTTAATTGTGCTAGGCATACTCTACTAATCCCTTGAATACGGAACACAGCAGAACCGAATCTAAGTACAGATAAATGCCCAACCCCAATAATGTGCGCCAATCTCTTCTCATCATTTCCTTCTCTGCCGTAGCATATGCCTGCATACTTCCCTAGATTTAGGGGATTGGTATGTTCTTCTAATGTTATTTTCATTGTATTATCTCTGATGGAGTATAAAGTGTGCTTCCCCTATTGGGGCTTCTTTACCACAGTGTTCACATATTTTTGTATTTACACCATAGTAGTATCTAAAAATCTTACATATATGTGGTGGATTATACCTCTTATAAAATAGCCTTTGAAACCAGTTCCTAATTCGTTTTATCATTTGGCTTTAACTTCAGCTAACTTAGCCATATAGTGCCGTGCTTTATCTGCATCATATAGTGCACCCTCTTTTTTACCATCGCGCAGTGCATACTTCATAGCATTACCCTTAAGAAAACCAATAAACTCTTCGGGTTCTAATAATGCTTCCATAAGCTCCCAAGGTTCTATACTCATTTTCTTATAGTGTGTACCGTCTACTTGTGTATCATTTGCTGACTGTGTTTTTTTTATTTTCCACACAGGCTTAGTTGTCGTATCTTCACTCATAATATATTCCACCTAATATACCCAATAGCACACACAATAATAACTAAACACCACATAAATACTGCACGTTTAGAATAATAACCCTCAACTTCTTTCTCTTGCTTAATATCTAACTCTTCAAATTTAGTTCTCATGATTTACTCATATCTCTACACTCGTTTGAACACCAGCGTCTACCGTCATCTTCCTCTATTGGACGATTACATTCCCAGCATAACCCAGACTCATTTTGGAATATGTTTAAAGGTTTACCTCTTGCTATTGCTATTTGCCTCTCTCGTATTAATTCTACTTGGTCGTTAGCTTTATCAATTTCGTCTGCCATAATGTTCTTCTGCTTTAAAGGGGTTAATTTTCTTTCGTTGCTTATTTGTTTTCTTATTTGCCATTCAGAGTACCATCTAATTCTATACTAGCTGTAACCATATCTATTTGCCCATCATCATATCCAACCTTATATATAAGTCGTATAGTATCGCATAATTCACCCCCTGCCTGAAACATTTCTAGACATTCATCATCTGTTAATTCCTTCATCTATTTCTCCAATAGCTATCGTACTGTTTGTCTTCCTCTTCTCGTAGGTATACTACAGGTGGCAATCCTCTAAGGTGTTGGCCTGTGCCGTACTCAGCTTCGAATCTAAGGTTGGGTTGGTTAAAGTTATCAGCGACACATATGGCATCTGTAATATTTTCAGCTTCTATATCTACTTTAAAACTTATTATTGCTGTGTAATTGTTCATGACTCTGTATTCACCTCTAAAAAGTTTTCCCCCACGCTAAAACTATTATCTCTATACCATTCATGGTTCTCACCTTGGCATATAATAAACTTAGTATCAGGCCTAATCTCTTTGGAATAAGTACCATCATATACAAACACCCGCATGTCTTGTGGGTATTCTTTTAGTTTAATTATTAGTTCTTTAGTGGTCATCTTTTAACCCGTATAATTTGTTTAATTCCGGTAAAAGTAACTCAAACAATTCTTTTTTAGTTATTTGTGTCGCCTTTCTAACAACCCCATTTGTTCCATCTATTTCTCTTTGAGCGCACATCTTCTCGTAGGGGTTCAGGTATGTATCAACACATAGTATCCCTGTTGCTAAAAGGTAAAAATCTATTAGATTTGGCAGGATATCATCGTCCCCTCCAGAAATCCCACTACCTCTTCCCATAGGGCCAAACCCAGCCACCTTAGCCATTTTTCTTACTGTTTTCTCATACTCATTAGTATTCATATGATACACCTTTCCCCTTAATAACCTTTAGTTTTAATAGGCATGCCAATTTCTTGCATATAATCCACAACGGCTTGTGCTAAAACTCCTTTGTTACTTTGTCGCATACATAATACTAAATTCTCGATCATTGATTCCTGAATATCCGCTCCAAACTGGTGTAAAAAAGCTTTAAAGACTTCAAAGTTTTCATGTTTAACATTAAAATCAATAACCCATTTGTCTTCTTCAGTACGGTAGTTCAATATTATTTTATTCATCTTTTAAACTCCTCAATCTCTTCGTTGGTTAGTGGAACTGCGTTCACCCAAGCGGCTATAGATGCTTCACACCTATGCATTATAAAACTACATAGCCTGTCGGGGTCATATTCTACGATAGTTCTAAGGCTGTTTGAATTTTTGGTAATGGGTGCATAGTCGCCTACCCAACACAACACGCCTTGCTTAGGGATATTGTCGTACCATTTGGGTTCAGGTTGTTTAAGTTGTTCAGCTATCGCTATAGCAACTTGTTCTTTGATGTATTCATTAATTATCGGACCAGTGTTACCCATTACTCTACCTCCTCAATTTCAGCATTAGCTGATATATGTACTGTGGCAT